CATTTTTTAGTACAGCTTTATGAACCTGACCAATACTCGCCGACTTGAAAGGAGTCTCTTCAAAACTTTTAAAGATGTCCATGTCCAATTTGTCCTTCACCAAATTGTAATCAAAGGGTGGAACATTATCTTGAAGAGATTCGAGTTCACGCGTAAACTCTGGAGGGTACAGGTCTCCTCTCGTCGATGCTATTTGTCCTAATTTTACAAAGGTCGGTCCAAGTTCGAGAAGTTCTCCCTTGGTCCACCTGCCGAGTTCAGCCTTGTCTTCTGTGAAACGTTCCTTCCATAAAAACTTGGCGGCAAATTTCCAGGTTTTCACCTTTTGGTTAGATGCCAACTTGACAGATGGCACACGATTACTACTCAAACATAGCATATCCTACTAATATCTTAGGATTTTTTCTATAAGTAATATAAATGAACTTTTTGAATCCAGTGAGTGGTCGCGTCGAAAAGGTTCTTAAAATCCCTCTTCTCTTTACCCTCCTCGTCATGTATCAAGCCGCACTTTCACACAATGCCGTGTACATTCCCGAAAGAATTCTTGTACTCTTTAACGAAATGTGGTTCCGTGTTCTCACGATCTTTATTCTAGCACTCAGTGTTACGAGTGATGTAGAGATTGCTCTTTTATCCACGGTAATTTTCATTGGATCTCTTTACGCTCTCAAGACACCAGAAGAACGTAAAAAAACTGGCATCGTATAATATATGTGGTGGTTCTTTCTGCTTTTATATGTTTCCTATCTCGTACTCGGTCCCCACTGGGAGTCTAAATTACTGAAAGGTGAAAAACTGGCAATCGTCGATAGTAAAGAAGAACTCGGGCGACGTTCGATTTTCATATCGTATGTGGCACTTCTTTTCATTTCGTGGTTCTTACTCTTTCCATCACAGTCTTCCTTCGTGAGTGCTCTTCTATTAACTATAGCGGCAACGACCGGATTTCATCTCAAGTACGGAGTCGAAAAGCCCATACCAACCCATGCCATACTGACTCTTTTTCTTCTCTATCGAGGACGTTCATTCATGAGTCTTCAACTTTGGATCACGATGACGCTCGTAACATTTTATACGTTGATGCACGAAAAATTATATATTCCTTAAAAGTAGAATGAAGGTTCATATCGTAGGAGCCGGCCCAACGGGAATGTCTCTCGCATGGGAATTGCTCAGAACAGGGGAACACGAAGTTACGATTTATGATCGAAAGACGTCCGCCGGTGGGTCATGGTGGGAACCCGATGAAACTGTCAGAGACTTACACGCGCATAGAATCGTATTTGATCGTGCGTTCGTAAATACACGATCACTCTTTGAAGAGATGGGCATCTCTTGGGACACCATGTTTCAAGCGAAGGACAACGGTGAACACATGAAATTCGTTTTTCAATCACTTAACGTCAAAGATTATGGTGTGTTGATCAGTCTTTTCACGCGAGTATTTTTCCAACCCGCAAAATTCAAGAGTATTTCTTTAAAGGATGCCATCGGCACACTCAGTGAAAGTGGTCAAGCCGTCATCGAACATCTCGCGCTCATCATGGACGGTGTCACGTGGGACAGGATGTCAGCCTATGAATTCGTGAAAAATATAGATCATGTCGGTCTCTCAAAACCATATACACAAAAAGTATCGGGTAAAGTGATGTGCGATGCGATGGAAGATGCGATTTTGAACACGGGTGGAAATTTTGTATTTAACACCGAACTCGTTGATATCGCGTATGGTGAAGAAAGTTATGTAGCTCGATTTTCTGATGGTAAAACCATCGACGACGGTATGCTCTTTTTATGTATCGACAACAGTCCAGCTCTCAAACTTCTCGCCGAAAATTGGGGTCCGGACGCAGACAAAAAAGTTAGAGAGAGCACATACGGTGCCATTAACATTCTTCTCGACTATGAAGATCCTATAGAGATAAAGACTGACCTCGAAATTGCCACGACAACAAAATGGAATCTTCAACCCAAAGTTCTCGCCGATGGTAAGACTGTTTCGTGTGTCATATGTCATCTCACGGAAGATGTTCTCACATCTGATTTTGACACGTTAAAGAATGAGGTGCTACAACAACTCAAACTTTCGGAGCCCCGTGCTGTGCGTATAGGATGGGGTGCCGACTGGAACGGTAAATCGTGGGACTTTACACAATCTTCGGGTGTACTCAGTCTTCATGGTCAACTTCCCTTTTTTGGAAAGTGTCCCAAAGTCGCCATGTGTGGTATGATGTCTCCTAGAAATACACCATACTCGAGTATCGAGGCAGCCGTAGAAGTTTCCAGGGCTCTCGGTCACCAAGTATTTGGTACGCGGGAACCGCTTCAGCCCATTCTTCTATCTCAGGTGGTAGCTGTCATTCTCGTGTTACTTATAGTTTTAGTTCTTTTGTATCGTACGAGAAACCAATGAAGTTCGTAGCCATGGTCCACGAACCCATGTACGAGTTTAATAGTAAAAAGTATATTCGTTTTATAATTCCTTCGAAAGTTTCAGAAATTATAGAACGAATGCATACACAAAGAAGGCACCTTCTCGTGAATCAAAACGTCGACGTCCCCCTCGATGGTAGGGTTCTCACCGTCAAAGTTCCGTTTCGGTACCGTAGGGTAATGTGTGACGTCAAAGGACGCCCCGTACAGTCTCTCATAAAGGGAGATGAAGTAGAAGTTGATGTAGACTTCAAAGGAGTTTGGAATGTTGGAAATTACTCGGGCTTCTCTTGGATACTCTCGAGTTCATCAACCTCTTGAGTCGGATCGTTGGGAAGGTCGATTGTCTTGAGACCACCCTTCTTGAAACCCTCAAATGTCTGGAGCATACCTTGAAGGCGAAAGACCTCTTGGGTGAGTTGTTCGATGTTCATACGAAGCTTCTTAATATTTTCATCTATGTCGACAGTTGGCATCTTGTACTCATTTAAAGTTTCCAATCTTTAAATGAGTATGCTCACACGGACCGGATACCTCATAGATGCAGGGCCAATCCAGGAAATTAAAAAGGAACTTACCGTAAGACCCATCGTCAATGGCGATTATGGATTTCCTCCACCGCCTTTCAAAGTTTTCAGATCAACTAAGAATGGAATCTGCGTTCCAAGATTCTACGGAACTTCTAAACTTGGGGAGCCTACCCAAGACAAAAGACCTGAACCCGTCCGCATCCGAACCAAATTCGTGGGACAATTGCGTGACGCCACACATCAAAACGAAGCACTCGCAGCAGCAATTGAAGCAGGGCATGGCATCCTTTCTTTACCATGTGGGTACGGCAAGACGACGGTATCCTTGGCCATAGCGTGTAAGTTGGGGTATCGAACGATGATTGTCGTTCATAAGCAATTCTTAGCAGATCAATGGAGGGAGCGTATTCAACAATTCTGTCCGGGTGCGACGATAGGTATGGTACAGCAAGACAAGAAAAAAGTTGATTGTGACTTTGTCATCGCGATGCTCCAATCTTTGTCACTGAAAGAATATTCATTCTCGGACTTTGAAAGTATAGGAACGTTAATCGTCGACGAAGCCCATCATATATGTGCTAAAGTATTCAGTCAAAGTCTCTTCAAACTCTGTCCTCGACACATCTTTGGACTCTCCGCCACTCCGGAGAGGAAGGATGGACTCACGAAGGTGCTTCACTGGTTTATGGGTCCCACCTTTTTCGCAGTTGAACGAAAAAATCAGGCGCAAGTAGAAGTGTTTCCAGTCACGTTCGATTCACCCAATTATAGAAACCCACCACCTTCGATGAGAAATGGTAAAATATCTATGCCAAATATGATCACAGAACTCGTGGAGGACAGACAAAGAAATAAAATGCTCGTGGAACTCGTCAAGAAAGCATCGAGTGGAACAAGGCAGCTTCTTGTTCTCAGTGACCGAAGACATCACTGTGAGTTTTTGCACCAATGTTTTCCCAAAACTTCTGGACTCTACATGGGTGGTATGAAAGAGGCGCAACTTCAAGAATCGTCTAAAAAGAAAATCATCTTCGCCACGTTCAGTCAAGCCCATGAAGGTCTAGACATTCCAACTCTAGATACGGTTATTTTGGCCTCACCCAAGAGTGACATAACACAAAGTATTGGTCGTATAATGAGAGAAACAAAGGGGAAAAAGAACGATCCACATATCTATGATGTCCACGACCCCTGGTCTGTCTTCACGGCGATGTATTACAAGCGAATGAAGGTCTACAGAAATGGTGGATTCAAGATTCATGGTAAAGTTGTGGAAGAGAACAAGAGTGACTTCCCTCAGGGAAAGTGTCTGTTTTTATAATCTAACCAACTATTAAATGTCTGGTGCATTAATACAACTCGTTTCGAAGGGCGTTCAAGACGTGTATCTCACGAGCGACGAAGGACATTCATTCTTTCGTATGAAGTTTACCCGTCACACGAATTTTTCGCAAGCGCCCAAGTTTATCAAGACGATCGATTCGAACGATAGGTCCATCACGATTCCAGTTTTGGGTGACGTCATCAACGGTATTTGGTTTGAGTCCATTAACACGAGTAATACGAATATCGCATCAAACCTGTTTTATAACTCGACGATCGATTTATACATAGGAGGTCAAAAATTAGATTCTCAACATTACGATTATTACAGTGAGATTTGGCCAAACTACATGTCCGACACCTACAACAAGTCCCAAGAACTGAACAATAAAGCGTCGACATCGAATCAAACATTCGTTCCTCTTCATTTCTTTTTCTGTGATCACAAGGCATTCTTACCTCTGATCGCGCTTCAGAACCATCAAGTTGAACTCAAAATCAATTTCGACGAGGCTACTATCGCCACCCTACCAGAAGATGAAAAGCGAGCCATCATGTATGGAAACTACATGTATTTGGATACGGAAGAACGTGAATCGCTCGTGAAGCGAACGATCGATTTTGTCATCACACAGACACAACGGGTTGAATACGCCCTCGAGAGTGTTACAGACAATACCACCCAATCCGGTGGATACAACGATCTCGATATTTCCATCTTTAATCACCCCGTGAAGTCCCTCTTCTTTGGGTACGGAACGTCGAGTCCTAATTTTGCACAGGATCGTTTTTCGTTTAAGAATGCGGACATATACGTGAACGGAACACCACTCCTCGAAAACATGAGCCCCGTGTATTTTCACACGGTTCAGAACTACTACAAGTCAAATTACGGTCAGACCGAATATGATGTAGATACACACACAGGTGTTTACACCCGATACTTCGCGTATCACTTTTGCCTCAACGCATCAGAATATAACCCATCTGGTTCCTGTAACTTTAGTCGTCTCGACAACGCTAAACTCATTCTCAGGGGTGTGGAGAAGGGTGAATTACGACCCTCGAATCAACCTATCTATGTGTATGCCGTAAACTACAATGTTCTTCGCATTAAGGATGGTCTCGCCGGAATTTTATTCGGTAACTAATGTATAAATGGGCAAGCTCGTAAAAGCTGGTCAGATTTTCGTGACCAGTCTGGACGCAACACCCAGAGAGACTGATATTTTGACGGGTCTCGCGAGTATCGATGCCGGTGAGATTACAGCGGATGAAATCACAGTCGCGAACCTCAACATCACCGGTGAGCTCGTGGCGGTCGCCGAGACTGTGCAATTCGCCGGTGTTACGAATGTATTTCGTATGACGGCTACGCAAGTTGGTATAGGTGTGCCAAGTTCACAACTTTTTAACGAATTTCAAGTTGGTGTGAATGATTTTTCAGTAAACAGAAATAGACAAAATCTCGTCATTGTGAATGGAAACGTCGTATCCACAAACCTTTTCGCGACGAACACGATCAAGACGACCAATAACAAGTTTTTGGTGGAAGGTGGAGCTTCGAATGTGGTGAAGGTGACAGGAAACACATTTTCTTCCAATCTGACGGTCGGAAGACAGCTCATCGTCGGTACAGAAGCTCCGTCCAATTCTGATGTCGCCATATTTGAAAACGGTAACGTGGTCATCCGTGATGGTACGTTACAAATTACGGGTAACGTGGAAATTTCGGGAAACTTGGCCATCACGGAGATTCCTGATTATACACAGGTAAACAGTCTCATCGTGGCGAACGCTGTGATTCAAATGGCGACAGATCCTTTAAACGCGAGTCCATTTTCGGGGAATGATGGGACGTTCGATATGGCTCTACTGATGTCGCAACGGGGTGGAAGTTCGAACGTCTTTTTTGGGTACACACAAAGTGATGATACGGTAAAACTGTCGAGATCTTTTGGAAGCCCTCTCAGTAAAAACTTTATCATGGATTCTTCAAACACGACAAATCTGTACATTTTGGGTGACGTGTACACACAAAACAACGTGGGTATAGCGAATACTTCTCCTGCGTACTCTTTATCGGTGGGTTCTAATCTCTACATAGACGATACGGCGGGAGTTTCAAACATTTTATACGCGAATGGGTATGGATTCTTTGAAGGTTTACGAATCGGTGACAGCGGCCTCACGGTTGGTGACCTCATCACCATGGACGCCGATGCGCCCATTCCCGTCGTCGTCAACTCCATCATACAAACCGACGGTCTCAGAACTACGGGTGCACTTCCCGCGGGTATTGCAAACTCCGCACCGGAAGATACACTCTCCATAGGTGATGTCGTGTTCGTGAATGCCTTTAGTGGAAATGCTCTGACAATTAACGGCAACACAGTCACGTCGCGTCTCATCACGGAATCGATCCGTGTCCAGGATTTCATCGAGGTCGAGGGTGATTCGGGTATCACCTCCGTAGCGAACGTCCTCATTCACGCGGACACCGATGGTCCGGACACAACCTCAAACGCAGTCACGATCGTCGCGGGACCTGTAGCGTCGAATACCTCACTCATTAACGTGTTTGGTGCTCGGTCTAACCCGGAACACCAATTGATTCAATTTATGACAAAACAGACCGAACGTATGCGCATCTCTTCAGAAGGAAACGTCGGTATCGCGAACACCGCTCCCACTGATAAACTCACGGTCGGTGGAACTGTTCGTGTGATAGGAAGCAACGCATTCACGATGGGAACCACTACGAATTATATGAAAGCATATTCGGATGTGAGTGGAATACAGACAAATATTGAATCGCGAGTAGGTACTGGAAAGGGTCTCAATTTCTATGCGAGTACCACGGACACGATGGGAAATCCAAAGATGACCATTCTCGAAACGAGTAACGTGGGTATCGGAGTGACGAACCCTCAGGGCCGTCTTCACGTTTCGGGTGGAAGCGCGTTCATGAATACACCTATTTCGGATGGTCACAATCACCTGACCACCCCACTCGTCGTGACGAACACGACTGGTGTTACGAGTGTCACGGATGATAAAGCAGTTCTTGACTTGTCTAGAAGTGCCATAGGAAGTAAAGCGGTACGCGCCACTTTTAAATTGGGTAAGTATCAATTTGGAGGAACGACATCAAAAACAAAATTGGATCTGTACCTCGCGGATGCAAACTATGCGGATGAAGTGGATATCATGACATTCCAGGGTGATGGTCGGGTGGGTATAGGTTCCACACAACCGGAAGCATTCCTTGAAGTTGTGAGTTCGGGTGTAGGAAACGCAAGGACGAACAGCCTCATGGTACATAATCACGGTGAGACAGGTGCGGGAGATGCCATCTTGGCAGCGCAGACAGATACACTCGACGGAAATGCGTTTATTTCGTTCATTCAAACGGACGGTGATGATGATCCTCGTGGTTGGACGACTGGTGTGACTGGATCGACTGGTGACTATAGGATCACTTCCAACGTTGATGCTGTATCCAACGTTGCGTCAACTGCGGTGTACATAAACGGCCTCACGTTTGATGTTGGTATAGGTACAGACACACCCCGCGGTAAACTTGAAGTGAACGGTAATGTCGTCCTTGGAAACAAGCTCTCATTCGGTGGTCTAACCGGTGACGAGTTTGGTAACACGTTCATACAAGAACAATATTATGACGACGCACGCGGTAAGACCGAACTTGTCATATTCAAGGGTAACGATCAGTCCGGTGCCGCCGCACCGGATAGAATTCGATCAATAGCACCAGAACATGTATTCCAGACGTATAATCCCGCCGCATCCGGTTCCTTATCCGCGAGTGATATTCAATTGGCACTCGATGATAATCCGGGTATCGTGTCTCGAGCGATGACAATCCTCCGTTCGGGTCAGGTTGTTATAGGTGCACTACCTTCAGTTATTAATGACGATACCAGGTTTTTTGTAAATGGTGGTTTGGAATTCGCGAGTGGTCAATCGGTTAATTTTGGTGGTTTGAACATTTTCACAGCCTCTGGTGTGACGACACAGAATATTTTAGAATCATTGGGTGACGCACCGTTAGTATTTAGTCAAAAGCCAGATCCTCTGGGGTCGTCAACTGAACATGCGAGAATTACGAGTTCCGGTCTCGTTGGGTTTGGGACGAACACACCCTCCACCAACGTCCATATATACTCGGGTGTCACAACAAACATAGACGTTCTCAAACTCGAGAGTCCCGGAACAAACACGAAAACGGGTATTCGTTTGAACACGAACGATGGCTACGGTGGATACGTACGAGGGTACACTACATCTGGAACGACACATGGTATCGTCGTCGGTGGAATGAACAATGCGGTCGAAGCTGACGGTCTTCATGTGATACATACCAGTAATGTGGGTGTCGGAACATCTACACCCACGACAAAGTTTCATGTGTATAACGGTGTCGCCCGAGTGGAGAGTACCACTTCAAGTAACGCCATCATCGAAATCAAAACGACTGGAGGCACATCAAACATTCTCTCAACCCCGACCGGAAACGTCTACGTGAACCCTTCTTCGGGTCAAACAATCATCAGCAGTAACCTGGAAGTCACTGGTGATCTCTCGATCGAAGGTAAGATTGATCTCGGTAACCAAGTCGCCGTCGATCTCGGAGGCGCTACAGCTAATACTGCCCTTCAGGTGGGTGGAGGGTTTATTTCCGGTTCTAACGAGGTGGCGTGTAAACGGTATTCGAAAACATTCAATCTGAGCGATGGTGACAGTAAAGATATCCAGTTACGATTCGGGAATGGTTCTTTCTACGCAAAAATTGTCGCCATTTTACGACGACGAGATGGTGTTCCTACACCTGTCCGTGATATGAGTACACTTGTTCTGGAAGTTCAGGGTGGAACACATGACGAATCCACGAGTAGTCTGGATGAACCCATCACAATAGGAACGAAAAATCTATTTGGTGGAGATACAGACTCTCCGTGGAGTCCAAATGTAGTCGCCGGCACGAAAGGTATATTGATTACACCCGTTGATCCAGGTGCTAATCGTCAATATTCGTATGATATTCACGTGGAACTCATATCTTCTAAAAATGGGAGATTATTGGGACTTTATACAAAAAACATAAATGGTGTAGATGATTTTACTGGTGAACTCATTCAAACGTTCAATTACTAAATATTTACTACGAGGGATTGCGTCCCCGCGGTAGATACAGCACATTTACGCCCTGATGGAATCAGAGACGGCGAGTAAAATAACGCCGGCGATAAAGGCCATGATGACGTAATTCAATTCGGTTTCTTCACGACCAATCTGAGGCCTCGGCTCTTCTTCAGCCTTGGATTTCACGACAGGCTTCTGCTGTCGAACAGGAGGTTCCAAATCCTCCAGCGGACAATACGCTATCATTTATATATATTTAGAGATTAATTTCTGTCTTCTTCTTTCGCCTGGTTGTTCGCTTAGTCTTCGCGGAGCCACTGACATTAACCTCCTTTACCTCTCCGCCAGTAGAGTCTCCAGAGATGGACACGATGTCAGACATATCATCATCACTCTCTTGGGGAGGTGCTATCGTGGTGTTCATGGGGGGTGGCGGAGGCATCATGATTCCACCCATCAGACTGGAGATATCGATACCGGGACCCTGCATCTCATATTGACCGGTGCCACCCACGGGTGCCTCTGTCGCGGGTCCAGCTGGCGCTCGAGTGGTGTTTTGGACTGCCGCCATCATATTCTTCACGAGGTCGGGGTTTTGCTTGATGACATCATTCATATTAGGCATGACCGACTTGAACATAGAGTTGGTGAGGTGGAACATCATAGCCGAACCACCGAGCATCATGATGAGCTTGACCTCTGGTGCGACGCTGACCTTCGAGCGATACTTCACGTAGAGCTCTTCAAATACACCATCGTAGTCGTCGACGTTTTCCATCACACTCTCAGACCAACCATCGAGTTGAATCTCGAAGGGGTTATACCTCTTATTGAGGAATTCGAGACCAGTCACACAGGCGATGAGCATACGCCTCGAAAAGCGAATAGACTGTTCCACATCTATGCTATAGGTAATGCGCTTCACCTCCGACCTGAGTTCTTCTATGTTGGAATACGCATTCAGTCGCTTGTTCACTGCGAACCCCTTCTTTTCCAGGCGTCCGAGTTTATTGATGAGATCCGCCTTCTCCTCGTCTATGGATGTGTATCCCTTCGATGGTTGTTCCTCCTCTTGCATACTCGGTCCAGGACCCATGGGTTCATCGTCGTAATAGTCCTCACCGTAGTCCACTCCCTCTTCTTCCTCTTGGGAAGGCTGTTGAGGAGCCGATTGTTTATGGGGATTCACGAAAGCATCCATCGCCTCCTGATGTTGCTGGGGTGGGGGTCGACGCATAGGCTGACTGGGGCGAGGCACCGGCTTCGGGCGGGGAACCGAGATCTCAATCTCATCCATGAGCGCCTGTTCATCAGCGTCTAATTTCATAACGGTCGTGTTTCCGCGGTCGAGTACGATTTCTTCGTCCATCTACTCTCTAATTGGAAACTAAAAAAATATCTTTAACGCGCTTTAGAAAAAATATACATACATAGTAAATGTTCAACCTTAACAAGGCGAATCGCAATGCCCTCATGTCCATCGGTGTTCTGTTCGTCATCATCGTCCTTCTCATGGCGACCCGTGAGTCGTATCAACCCAGGCCGATTAAGATTACCCCCATTCGCGAGGGTTCCATCTTCAATCTTGAAAACAAGGTCGAATGCACCCCCGGTCGCAAGGATGGTAGCGCGTACACCAAGGCTCTCACCCCCGGTGGTCTCTGTGGTGCCCAAAAGCTCGTTTCGGATCTCGCTGGGTACGAGATTGCGGAGGGAATCGGCGGATCTTTAATCTAAGCTATTTATAAATGGCTCTCATCACTTCTCCGACTGAGACTATTCCGGATCTCAACTACGAGTATCACACCGTGACGATCGATTCCATCGGTCAAGATAGTGCTAATACTTTTACTTGTTTTCTTCAGCAGCCTCTCAAGAATATTGTTCAGGCGAGGCTTCTCGCGACCCGCGTCCACACGACCACCGCCACAGAACACTGCTACATTTCCATCAAGGAACTCGATTCCATCTTCTCCGATCGTGCGTCGAACGTCTATGAGGGTCAGTCTTCACTCAGCATGCTTCGTGGATCTTTCGCGAGTGTTCTTTCCGATGGTGCGGCGACCATCTCTTTCAAGGACAACTACAGCATCGCCACACAATATATCGATCCCATTCGTCGCCTCGATCGTCTCACCGTGACTATTCGCGACCAAGACGGAAACCCGGTCGTACCCCCGAGTCCCGCGAAGGATAATTTCTTAGTTCTTCGATTCGTGTGTAGAAAACCTAATTTGTAATTTTCTTTAGTTAAAGTAGTATACCATGTCTGCTGGTATTGTTCAATTGATCGCTATAGGTGCCCAGGATGAGTATATCGTGGGTAATCCTGAAATATCGTTCTTTAGTTCAACATTCAAAAGACATGCTAATTTTTCACAATCCGTCGAGAAGCAGACGATCCACGGAGCGGTGAAAAACAATTCGATGTCCAGTGTTCAATTTGAACGATCTGGTGACCTTCTCAGCTACGTCTATTTTACCATAGATGATACCACACAGGCTCTCGATGTGCAACGTTGGGACACTATTATCGATAAAGTGGAACTCTACATTGGAGGTTCTCTCGTGGACAGTCAAGATGCAATATTTACCGAGAAAATTGCTATAGACACCTTCGCTCAAAATGTCTCACGGAGTGCGAACGGAACACACCCGGGTGTGAGTGCGAGGTCGTTTTTTTATCCTCTCCGATTCTTTTTTTGTGAAGGACCGCAGTGTGCCTTACCTTTGGTTGCGTTGAACTATCATAGTGTAGAAATTCGTATTCACTGGGCGAATGCCGCGTCCAATTATAACGTCGAGTGTCACGCGAATTATTATTATTTGGACAACGAGGAACGCGGTCAAATTGCTTCTCGCACGCATGATCTTCTCATCACGCAAGTTCAAAAGAATATTGCGAGTGGAACGATTGTTCAAGACCTCACGTTTAACCATCCAGTCAAGTACCTAGCGTCCTCGGATACGACGACGAATGGAGCGCTCACTTCACCGAGTAACAAAGTCAAATTGAACATCAACGGCCTCGACGTGGGTAATTATAAATGGGGCAAGCCACATTTTATCGATGTCGCGAGTTATTATCACACGAATTTCGTGACGTCTCCTGACTTCTTTTTGTACCCATTCTGTCTCTCTACGAGCTCTCTTCAGCCCACTGGAACGTTAAATTTCAGTCGTCTCACTTCAGCTAAGATCATGAGTGAGTCTATGAATATCAATGACCCTATATACGCAGTAAACTATAACATATTACGTGTTCAGAACGGTATGGCTGGCCTCCTTTACGCGAATTAAAATACCATTCTATATTAAATGGTCAAGAACTTGCCGACGGTGGAACGTTCCACCAAGATTAGGTTCGGTAAAAACTGTACCGATGACCAGGCGGAAAATACGATCGTGTTCAATGCGAGTAATGAACAAATCGAAATACCATTTCCAGATTCCGTGTACATGACACCTTTGCGTCTGCGTGAGGACCTCTCAGATCGAAATATCACTGTTTTGGCGTATAATATGATAACGAAAGAGGTGATGAATTCGGGTGCTGTCGCGGAAGATATTCTCAATTTCTCACTCGAAGCCGCCGTGATTAACGGCAACGTCACCGCGAACACGGTTTCTTTCAATAACGCGATCACTTCCGTCACGACACTCTCTAATGTTGGTGTAGCGAATGGTTCACCCATACACACACTCGATGTGGGTTCAAATCTTTTTGTAGATGAATACGGCTCGAACATTCTCGTGGTTTTGGGAAATACATACGTTCGAGATAATTTGATGGTGGACGGTAACCTCGACGTCAACGGCACGATCACGACGATCGATACGGTGAATACGACCATCAAGGATGCACTCGTAGAGATTGGAAAGGGAAACGTCTCTTCGGATCTGGGTTTTATCATGGATCGCCCGTCATCTAATGTCGCCGTGGGGTTCCGAGAAGGCACGGATGAACTCGTGTTGGCCTATACGAATAGTACCGCGTATGGCTCTACCATAGTTCCAAACACGGGTGAGACTCTCGATGTACACGTGTACGGTCGGGTTCTCACGGAATCTAACGTGGGTATTTTGAATACGACACCCACCCATACACTCGATGTCGGTTCAAATCTTTTTGTGGATGAGTTTGGTTCTAATGTGCTTTACGTCACTGGAAATACCCATACGACTGATATTCTTTCTATTGGGAACAAGGTGGGAATCAAAGAGACAGATCCCGACGCAGAACTTCATGTGGTTGGAAATGTCTATGTCTCTTCGAACCTAACTGTGGATGAAGATACGTTCCATGTGGACGCAACAACACACTCCGTCGGAATTGAGACCAAGTCTCCGGATGCGAACCTCCATGTGGTGGGGAATGTGTACGTGTCTTCTAATTTGACTGTGGATGAAGATACTCTACATGTTGATGTGGGGACACACTCCGTCGGAATTGAGACGAAAGAACCAGATGCGAACCTTCATGTGGTGGGAAATGTGTATGTGTCCGACGATTTAACTGTCGCTACGAATACTCTTCATGTCGAGGCGGAGTACAACTCCGTTGGAGTTGGGACAGTGACCCCCGATGCGAATCTTCACGTGGTTGGAAATGTCTATGTGTCCGACGATTTAACTGTCGCTACGAATACTCTTCATGTCGAGGCGGAGTACAACTCCGTTGGAGTTGGGACAGTGACCCCCGATGCGAACCTTCACGTGGTTGGAAATGTCTATGTTTCGGAGGACCTCACGATCGCCACGGATACGTTCCATGTCGACACCGCGACCGATTCCGTTGGAGTTGGAACGGTGAACCCTAACGCGAATCTGCACGTGGTTGGCAACGTCTATGTGTCCGACGATTTAACTATCGCTACGAATACGCTTCACGTTGAAGCGAGCACACAATCCGTTGGTCTTGGGACGAAGATTCCGGATGCTAAACTTCATGTGGTTGGCAACGTCTACGTTTCTTCGAATCTAACTGTTGATGAGGACACATTTCATGTGGACACGACGACACATAGTGTTGGAGTCGAGACCAAGTTCCCCGACGCGAACCTCCACGTGGTGGGTAATACCTACGTGTCAGAAGATTTGACCGTCGCCACTGATGCGTTACACGTGGATGCGATACGCGATTCCGTGGGTGTCGGGACGGTGAACCCTAACGCCAACCTCCACGTGGTTGGAAACACATACATCTCCTCGAATCTTACGGTGGATGAATCGACGTTCCACGTGGATGCGGTGACGAATCGTGTGGGTATCGCGACCAAAGAACCGCACGCGAACCTTCACGTCGCGGGGAATGCATACATCTTTTCCAATTTCACAGTCGATTACAATACGTTCCACATCGATTCTCTTACAGATTCAGTGGGTATTCGAACCGTGAATCCCGATGCAAACTTTCACGTGGTCGGCAACGCCTACGTGTCCGACGATTTAACAGTCGACGAGAATACGTTCCACGTCGACGCTGGGCGACACGCTGTTGGTATAGAGACCAAGGAGCCTGACGCGAATCTTCATGTCGTGGGTAATGTCTACGTTTCCGGGGACCTCACTGTTGATGAAAATACGTTCCATATTGATGCGATGAATCACGCCGTTGGAATTGAGACCAAGTCTCCAGATGCGAATCTCCATGTGGTAGGAAACGTGTACGTCTCGGATGACTTGACCGTAGCTACGGACGCGCTTCACGTCGAGGCGGGAACACAATCCGTTGGTCTCGGGACGAAAGTTCCTGATGCGAAACTTCACGTGGTTGGGAATGTCTACACTTCGGGTGACTTGACTGTCAATACGGATACCTTTCACGTGGATGCGGAGTGCGACTCTGTTGGAGTTGGGACTGTGAACCCTAACGCCAACCTCCATGTGGTTGGAAATGTCTACACTTCGGGTGACTTGACTGTCAATACGGATACCTTTCATGTTGATGCGGAGTACGACTCCGTTGGAGTTGGAACATTAACACCAAATGCTAACCTCCATGTCGTAGGAAACACGTACGTTTCCGGGGACCTCACTGTGGATACCAATACACTACATGTGGATGCGTTGAAGCACTCGGTTGGAATTGAAACACTGACACCAAATGCTAACCTTCACGTCGTAGGAAACACCTACATATCATCTAATCTCACCGTTGATACGAACACGTTCCATGTCGACGCGGTGAAACACTCCATTGGAATTGAGACGTTGACTCCAGTTGCTAACTTACATGTCGTAGGAAACGCGTACGTGACCTCGACGGTTGATATCGATGGAACGTTACGTTTGAACAATCCCACGACGGCTTTGACGACCGACCTCACGTCGAATGTTGACATAAAAGTCGACCAACTCTATAATGTAAACTTAAACGCACCAATTGCCGACCAATTACTCGTGTATGATGGTACGAATTGGATAAATGAATACCCTATACACACGTACATAAAAATTCGAAACGATCTCAACGGTGTAAACATAGAGGCGGGTGATGCCGTCTATGTGAGAGGAACACATAACTCAAATATTCTCAACGTCGGTCTCGCACAATCGAATAGTCCATCCACGATGCCATGTATCGGTCTCTCAAATCAGACCCTGACACCTGGTCAGGAGGGAACTGCGGTCGCATACGGTAAAGCACTCAGTGTTGTCACAGATACGTTCCTCGCGGGTGAAACGGTCTACGTGAGTAACACTGTACCTGGTGGTCTCTCGAATGTGAAGCCTTTCTATACCGATTCAGTTCCAAACTTGATTCAAAACGTCGGTGTGGTTACAAAGATACATGCGAGTAATGGTGGTGTTTTCGTGACGGGTATCGGTCGCGCGAACGACGTTCCAAATGCACAGGTGGTTCTGGACGAAGGGGACATTAATTGGGTCTATGTGAATGACGAAAACAACGATTTCAAAAAGATCGAACCTTCGAACCTTCTGACCCAACTTCAAACTTTTGAACAAGTTTCTGCGGCTGGAAACACAGTCTCGAATATCATGACATTCACGAACGCGACGACAGGGATCATCACATCTGGAAACGTCGAGGTGGGTTCAAACATTTCGGTCGCGGGACTCGTGGATGCGACGAATAAACACGTTCCCATGGTGGGTCTCGATGGATTCCTCGAAAAGTCTCCCATTTATTTCACATCTGGGGGTACTTACGTCGTCTCAGCGGCCGAGGCGGAGTTTTTGGGTAACCTCACCTTGAGTGGAAACACCACCATCCTCAATTCAGAATCCGTGACGATTTCGGATCGGATCTTCGGAATTGGTGCGAATAATGAGGTCCATGACCTCGATACGGGTATCATGATGGAACATAAAGATGATGGGGAATACGCCAATGTCGCCCTTATTTATCACGCAGCGGACCACAGATTCGCTATAAGCTACACACAAAATACATTTACAGATGATCACATTCTAGATTATGAAGATGTGAATCATGTAATGCAGATTGACCTCATAGGGAATGTAGAGGTTCAACATAATTTAGTGGTGAACGAGACGGTGATTGTCACTGGAACCACGAGTCTCGCGAATGATCTGACCGTGGGTGCCGCCTCGAACCTTTTCGTGGATGTGAGTACCTCGAGGGTGGGTATCAACGAGGCGACCCCGAGTGCGTCCCTGGATGTGGGGGGTGACGTGAACATCCAGAGCGCGGTCGATGCCACGTCCAAAACTTCCGGAGCCCTCGTGGTCGCGGGTGGTGTCGGTATCGGGGGAGATGTGTACGCGTCGAACGCCGTTCTCTCGGGTGATTTCACGGTAGATACGGATACACTTCGAGTAGCTTCTGGAACAAATCAGGTTGGTA